ACCTCTGCAAGGGGGTCTCTTTCAAGATAATTACCTTGCCTCCAGCCATAATATACTTGTTGATCCAAACAATTTGCCATTTATTTAGCTTCGGAAAACTTAATGAATCTGATTTAAGTTCAATCCAAAATACTTCGTTCTTCATTACAGCGTGTATGTCAGGTATACCATTAATTGTGCTAGATTCTATGCGGGTTAAAAAGCAATCAGTCAGTCCATTTTTGACCTTTTGCCATAGTCTAGATTCTGCATTTCTACTTGTTGTCATTAAGTCAGTTTTTTAATTTCTTTGATGACTGAATTAGGTATCAAAGTAGTATTCCCAATCGTTTCAATTTCTGTTTTGTTATCGTTATATGAATAATCTCCAAATATTCTAGTAACACCTTTTGCTTGAGATAAGAGATGACCTTTGGTGATGCAGGTGGCCAGCTTTGCTTTCTTCACATCAGAAAAACTACTCCATGAGCTATCCGAGACGATATCAAACCACTCAACTGATACCATCGGATATTTATCTATTTCGTGTTTTACTTTTTTAGGTATTGCAATCTTTTTTCTATTCATCAATCTCAACCTTAATAGTTCCAATATGCGTAACTATGGTAGAGTTATGTACTTGGTTAAAAACATTTAACCACTCAGACCAACTAGCCTTTTTCAATTGCTGTAACGTCTTCGGACTCAACTTCGATCGTTTTGGCGTTGTAGCCATCGATTTTGTCCGATAGTTCTTTAAGCTTCGTTTCAAGTTGCTCACGTGACATACCCTCCAAACCACTAACTCGTACCTCTTTCCTATCAACATAAGCACCTGCTAATTGACCTGATCTATATTCAGCATTGATCGCAGCAGCATATTGTTTATCTTTCTCGGCCTTGTCAGAAATTCTTTCTAACCTTTTATATCTTCTTAGGTTGTCACTTTCATACTTTTTAACTTCTCTTTCAAAGAGTTTATCAAAGTATTTTGCAATATGTGGATTATGTTTTCTAGATAACATTCTAGATGCAACAGATCCATAATCTTTTTCATTAGTACAAACATATCCAGCACGTTTAAGTGCTTCAGCTTGAGTTATTGATCCCCAATCTTTTACGTATATCTCTATAAACATTTTTTGTTTAGGAGTGAGATCTAATTCTGTTCTGTCAGTTTTTCTTTTTAATCCACCTGGCATTATTTTCTCGTTTTAGTAAATTTTCTTCTTACTTCTCCTCTTGCATAAGAGTCAGCAGAAGTATGAGACATATGAATTTTAGCACTGTTATAGACTTCGGTATATTCTTTTTGTTTTGCCTTATTTCCAGGATATAGCCTTTTGACTACATCTTTAAACAACATAAATTTTTTCATCATAATTTTCTACTATATAGATTATTTCACCAGAAAGTAATAGCCCCAAAAACTCCTGGTTGCGTTCCCGCAAGAGTGGTGTATCCAAGATACACCATAGATACACCACG